CTCTTCGCAAATTCTTAACTTTCTTCCATCCTCTTTTTGACCTCAAAAAGACAGTACTATTAAGCTCGACGCAATTTGCCGCCGACATGGTCTTTTTATAATTAATCTCATAACCGTCAGGATAAAGACCCAATGGAAGGTCATGCGAAATGGCCGTATCGTCGCCATTTACGAGCACACCGCGGTTCTGAGAGTTCCTCGCTGCCCACATAGCGGCGCAGTAGGAATGAAGGCATAAAAGAGGAAAACAAAGGTAAGTTCCCATCATCTGGCCAAAGGAAACCGTACAGGCCGGGTCTGGTCTAGTACCAGGACACACGGCAGGGTACAAAGATTCCATGGCAATTTTTCTGATATAGCCAGGAACAACTTTGGCCTTCGCAAGCAAAGATGACAGAATTACTTCTGTCACATCAAGCCGAAGACCATCAGTTGCATTGACTAAATCAATACTTGTCTGTGACGACCCAACACAGGCCTTCTTAACATGAGCGACAGTAACATCGCCATGCACAAGCCACTCTCTGGTAGTTAAATGACCATAAATGGCCCTATGGAGGGGGCCAAGCAAGTCATATCGGAGAGAGGGGATGCCGATCGGGCGCACTTTCCCAGGGGTCATGACTTCCTTATAACGAAGCCAGAAACCAAGACCCATTGAACCGGAAGCCCGGGAGTGGGTAGATGCGTATCGATCGAAAGAGGGAGGGGCCTTGCCACGTAAGCAGGCGGATAAGAACTCCTTCTTTGAGGAATAGGAAGACCACCAATCGGAACCTTTGACGGGGTGAACCCCGAGACGATCCTTTTCAGCCCTAGCGGACTGTTTAGGAGCAAAGGAATGAGCAGCACGAACGTAACGCTGCTGATGATCGTCCCAACCTAAGGGGAATTCGCGACGGATGATATCCCGTACAAAGGACAGGTACTTCTCATCCGAGGGAGGGGGGGTGGAGGATGCCCGTTCCCGCCACTGATCCCAACTGGAATCAGCACAGGAACGACAAGCATCAGGAAGGGATCTTGCTAGGGACGCACATGAGTGCGCCAGCTCCCAACGGTGGCTGCGAGATAAACGGCGGAAGACGGGAAAGCCGTCTTCGTCCCAGCCACGGTGTTGACGAGGAAACCGGCGCACTGGACTCAAAAGAGTCTTGCCAGCGCCAGCAAGAAGTGAGAGGAGGTATGTCTTCAAATCTGATGGCATCAAGTTAGGTAGTTCGCTTCGATGTAAATCGAAACGCAACCTTATAAGCTTGAGGCCATTCTTGACAATCCTCTCAGAGCTTTGCTCTGTCCTACGACAGGTGCATCGCTCAGCACTCCCGGAACCAGTATTGGATTTAACCGGAGAGTTGCGAGTGCTATTAGGTAGCATTTGCATCCCAGATATCGTTTCAGGCTTTGGCCACGAAAACTGG